CTATAGGCATACTATAATTTGCTATACCTGCTGTTAAAGCTAGAGTTCCTTCATCTATGGTGAAAAGATTAAGCCCTCTATTCTGCCACTCAAGCAGCATGATATTAAGGCTACGTCTTGCTGTTCGAAGATCGTAGCCTGTGTTTAGCTCTAAACCCGCACGTTCATACGCTTCTTCAAATATATCAGGTAAATCTGGTGTAACGACTGCCATTTTATCCTACCGTTTCTTAGCCTTAGAGTTTCTAGGAAAGCTCCTGTTTCTAGCCTTTGTTTTCATTTTTAGGTTCTTTCTAGAGTTATCACGCGGATTGCCGTTCTTGTGATCAACGTCTTTTCCATCACCTTTTTTCGCTTTACCTGCCTTCACCATCTTGGCTCGTGCCGTGTTTCGAGATGCCCTTCTCTTCTTCTGCGTAGAAGATTTATGGTAGTTATCATATTCTTTTCGATAATTACGAGGCATTTATCTATAACTTCTTGTCTTTTTTGCTATCTTCTTCGGTTGCCGTACATGTTGCTTACCTGCCTTCTTACCTTTTCTCTTTGCCCGGGAGGTAGCCGCGTATTCGGCAGGACTTAGAGCTTTTATGGCTGCAGAAGGCAGGTATCTCTCACCAGTAGCCTTTTTACCTTGCGTAGATGGCTTACCGCTTTTGGTACGCCATTTCTGCTTAGTCCAGTTCTTAAGGCTTCTTTGTGACTTTTTTAGCGGCATTACTTTTTCTTCGCTTTACCGCCACGTTTCATAGCCATAGGCTTTTTAGCCATACCGCCACGCATCATTTTCTTTCCGCCACGCTTCATTGCTATTGGCTTCTTTTTCATTGCTCTAGGCTTCATAGCCATCATCAAGTCTCCTCTTTCTATTAACGACTAACTCTTCATACTCCTCATCAGGATACACATCATAGTAACCCAATGTTTGTAACTTGTCACTTGCTCGAACCACTTGTTCGAGGTCTTGAATAAATATCATGCAATAAGGCTTATCTAATGAACTTTCCCAATCATTATCATATAGAAAGTCTAAATCTGCATCTTCTGCCCCATAGTCTGGGTGAAACTCCATACAATGGAGGGTATCGAAAAGTATGTTAAGGTTTTGTACATACTTATTAAATTTTTCTATTTCTGGTATATCATAGGATGCCACAACAATAAGTTCTTTATCAGTCAAAGGCATATCGGAACATTGTCTCAAGCTCTCTGCAAATATATCATCTGTTTGTACGACTAATACCTTATCCTTTTCCCAAGCGTTCTTGGCATATGGACACGGAGAAAGACCCTTGAGGTCTTGGCTTGGAACTTCCAAAACCTCAACTGACCAACTTCTAAGATCTTTCTCTATATCGTTCAATTTTTATAGCCCCCACCTGCTTTTTTATAAGCTTTAGCTAACATTTGAGCTTTTCTAGCTGACCACTGACCCGGAGCGCCACCCTTGCCACCTGCTTTTATTCTATTGAATATACGCTTACGTTTTGAGGGCTGTGTATAATTACCTGCCTCGTTGACACGGCTTTTAGACTTCTTTTTAACCTTGCCGCCTCTTTTCATGCTAACAGGGCCATCATCTATATTTTTAGCGGCTCTAAGCATTGCTAAATCTTTTGCGTCATCACCTGTAGACTGAAATCCCATACGAGAGCTTCCTTTCATTTGACTGGGTATGTTAGACCTTGAAATAGTCACCTCATTGTACCTTTGGTTTTACCTCTAATAGCAATACCATCTATTCTACCACCCTTAGCAGTCTTGTATACTTTCATTGGTTTCATTTTTTTAGGTGGTGATTTTTTTCTTTTGACCTGATTTTTAGAAGGTGGCAGCGTTCTTGGGTTTTCACCCACAGGTGGTCTAGGTGTATATTTTCTTCTAGACTCGTCCATAAGCTTCTCGGTATCAGATTTTTGCTTTGGCTTTGGTTTATATTTTTTACCTTTAGGTGGAACATTTGCTCTTCCACCTGCCTCATCAAACATACCCATTTTTCTTAATTTTTTCTGATACTTTCTATCTTTACGCCTATCTAAAGCATTTGCGATTGCTTTTGCTGTCGTAAACAATGGACTTGGTAACATGTTCTTTGCAGGAACAATTTTTTTATTCTTTGGTCTTGTAGCCATTTAACACTTCCATCTTTTTCTAGCCTGTCTTAGACGGCTGTTTGGATCTTTTGCTGCTTTTGGAAACTTCTTCATCTGCCCTGCAGATCTAGCGCAGAAAGACTTACGTCTCTTTGCGGCCTTACTGCCCTTCTTAACTTTACCAGTCACAGCAGTTTTGAGCTTAGAACCGGGGTTATCCCTTCGGTACTTAGCTACCCCTTTGGCGGTCATCCCTGCACCTTTTTTGGTGGGGCGTTTATGCCCCCCCTTGATGGTGTGACCCTTCATCGTCCCTTTACGAGCAGCCATAACATTAGTTATAGAAGACTGTAACTGCAGTTAAGGCTGTAGCGGTAGCAACAAATATATCACTAACCCTAATCCCATCATCTGGGATGTTTACAGCATGAACGTCAGAAGCTTTTAGATCTAAGTCTAGAACTGTAGCTCCACCGTTACCGTCTGATATAGTTAATCGAGGTGTACCCGATCCTGATAAAACATGTATCTGCCGTATGCGAGCAGGGCCAACTGCTAGTGAGCCTGTTCCTGTGACACGCTTTGACTGTACATCACTAGACATAGCTTATCCTTTTTTCTTAGGACGACCACGCTTTTTAACAGGTACTTCTTCCCACGCCTCGTTTTCAGGAGTGTTCGGATCATCTGCTTTTAGCGTTCCATCGCTGTTTCTTGCGCGAACTTTTTTAGTATTAGTCCATACTTTTAGTGGGTTACCGTCTGGATCTAACCCACGAGCCGCTAGTTCTTCAGCACTTGGTGGTGCAAATCTCATGATTTACCCCCCTTATGATGACGCGATTGTGCCGCCTGTGTCAGAACGCTTCCAGTTTGTTCCGTCAGAGAAAGCCAAAATAGCGGAACCTGCCGCACCGTTTGAAACAAATACGAGTGTACCTGCACCTGCTGTGGCAGCGGATGGTGCTGATGCTACGGTGTATGTTGGAACCTGAATGTCGCCCACAAAGCCAGAAGTGGCTGTAACTGGGCCTGAAAATGTAGTTGATGCCATAATATATACCCTTTGCACAAGGTTTTGCCTAGCAGTCTGTGCAACGTCAGGTCGGGGAGTGTCCTGTCTGCAAGGCTAATGTTGCCCCTGCAAAGATCATAACATAGTTTTTTAAAAAAGAAAGGGGCAACTCCTGCAAGCTGCCCCTATTTACTGGGAGAAGTAAATGTCCCTTGGGAGGAACTACTACCCCTATATCATAAATTATGCACCCGGTGAACCGAAAATTCCTAATGGATCTGATACACCGAAAGAATAACGCTCACGAGCTTTATATCGAACATTACCTGTATCGAAATCTCCATCCATAGATGTTGACATAGTGGTACGCTCAAAGTGCTTCATACCGTTTGGAATGTCTGTTGTGATGAAGAATGCATCTGTGTCCGTTAGATAGTGATTCACACGGTATCCTTCAGGGATCGATCCATTTGAACGCAATGCGTTTGTATCGTTATCCGCTGTACCTGTGCGAAGCTCTGTCTGTAGCAATCTTGTTGCCACGAACATCAATGCAGGTGGAACGATCAACTTACGAGGGCGAGCTGCGATCAATAGGCCACGTTCGTCTGTGAACGCTGCAATATCGATAACTGCTTGCTCTAGTGAAGTTTCGTTTAAGTCTGCATTAACTGCAAGCTTGTTAGCGTTTGTACCGCCACCAACAGTTGGGTGGTTAGTAGCAAACAATGTAACGCCATCGCCAGAGTTGAAGGTTGTAAAACCTGTGTTCAACAAAGCTGCCGCCTTAGTCTGCTTGGTGTAAGCCATAGCGCGAGCTAGTGCTTTTGTATAACGAGCAGACAATGAGTCGTACAAGTTGTCTTCCATCGCTTCTTCAGTGATAGAGAAACCCATTGCAACGGTCTCATGGTTGTAGCGAGCAGTATAATGCTCTTGTGCGTTATCATACGAAATTGCTGCACCTTCTGCTTTCACAGGAGCTGCACCAAACCCACTCAATTTAACTTCTTCTTCAAATGATCGATCTGAAGTTTCTGTCTCATAGATTTCAGTGTGTTCGTTTTCGTACTTCTCATATTCCAAGCCGTACAATGCGTTTAAGCCGGGAAGTAGCTCTTTGAGGAGCTGTGCGCGTGAAATAGCCATTAATCAGTCTCCTTACGCTTGACCTTTGTCCACAGTCATCGAGTGATAACTAGGAGCAAATTTGACTAGAATATCTGGAAACGCATCTGTTGGCGGTGATACGAAGCCTACAACTTTGAAAGCTTTTGTAGCTGAAGTTGCATCTGCGTCTAACGCTGTATTAGAGTTTCCAGTCACAGTGCTACCTGTAGAAGTAGATTGCACTGCTGCGAATGTAGTACACATGCCTAAGTCAGACTGAGTCATAGCCGCGTCTGCTTGTGCTTGAAATAATACATTTGGATCATCAACGACATACGCTTTCGCGTTTGTCTTACCTGATGGGTAATAGTTTGAGTGTACAGTCTGACCTTGGTCATTCTCATACTCACAACCAACGAAAACACCAATAGCACCAATGCCATTACCGCCTAAGTTGTTTGTTGTTGCGTCAGCACCTGAAGCGGTACTAATCGCAATATACCCGTCTGTTCCGATTATGACAACTTGACCGTTATAGATATTGGTCGCCTCGCCAGCGGGATCGATCAGGTATTCAGTAGTTGCCCCTGCATAGGGCATGCCGTCAGCACGTTTTACCGGCTTTAGGCCTTGGGGAGCTGCTGTAGTAGCCATTTGCTCATCCTCCTAACCAAATTTATACCAAGGAAGCTCCCTAGAAGTTCAATTGAACTTTTTGGTTACTTCCCAAATGAAGTTCGCGTGGAACGCTCAGGATTCAACACTGGCATACGAGGATCGTTCTCTCTCATAAAATTACGATCTACCGCATCCTGTGCGTGTTGAGCCTGTTCGAGTTGAACCTCGACACGTTCTTCAGCAATTTCTGCAGGTATACTACATAAAAGCAGTCCACCTACCTCAATGTTGTCTTTAAATCGAGAATCGATATCAGACACAACAGTTAACTCAGGAAAGTCTGCAGCCTTGACTGGTGTATAGCCTTCACGAAAGCGAGCCGAAACATTAGTGTTATCGCTGTTACCCAAAGTTGAGGTGCGAATCCAACGGAAATGTAATCCATCCCTTGGTTCGGGGGTAGGTAGCGCAGATGGTCGAGACCATCCCTTTTTACGTCCTGTTTTTTCTCTAGTTTCTGTAGTGCGTGGAGTTCTATCAGCCATATCAGCCTTCCTTCATTAGTTGCGCCGCATATTGTTCAGGTGTCAGTCCTAACCGCTTGGCGAGAGCGGCTGCAGACGGAGTTAACTTCACCTTGCGTGGTTTTTTAGACGTTCTAGACGTAGGGGCGACCACGGCTCCTGTTCGGGGTTGCTGTGATGTAGTCTCCTCTACTGCAACACCGAATTTATTCGGAAACGCTTCCTTCATGGCAGCGTCAATTCGATCATAATACTCTTTTGAATTTAATTCAACACCTTCTGCTTGTAGTTCAGTGTGAACACCCATAGCAAAACCTGTAAGAGCTTTATCTCCGGGCGCATTGCCCTCGAACCAAGGATTCTTTTTCCACCACTCCATAGCTTGCGGAGGTGGTTGCATTTTTTTCGTATCCTGTGGCTTAAACTCTTCTGCCTGTTGTCTCTTAGGTGGAGTATAGTTTTCGTACCTAAACTTTTCGTTTTGAAGATTTGTCAGGTTTTCCTGTGCTTCTATGAGAGCATCAGTATCTCCTGTTTCGTGAGCCTCTTTAAGCTTGACCTTCGCGTTGGCGATCTGTGAGTCAATCCTGCCCTTAGCCTGATCAACAAGAACACCTTCGCTTTTTTCAAGCGTTTCTTTCAGCTTATCGTTTTCTTCTTTGATTTTCTGAGCGTATGTTACAGCCTCTTCCTTCAGTCTTTCGGACTCTTCTTTAGCTCGTCTCTCTTCATGAAACTCCCATTTCATTTTTTTAAGACGCTTTTGAACACCCTCACTGTAGGATTCTAGCTCTTCATCG